CACCGTTCCGTGCCGAGGCTGTTGGCCGCGTCCCCAACCGCGTTGCACGCGGCCGCGCTGCGCGTCCAGGGCCCGGCCGCCGGCCGTTCGGGGAGCTTGGCTCCGGGGCGGCGCATGTACCAGCGGATGAACTCGCGTACGACGGCGGCGCGGGGGCTGCGGCCGGTGGGGTGCTGGGTCTTGGCGGCGCCTTCGAAGGGCCCCCACTCGTCGTCGGGGATCCGCATCTGGCGTGGCTTGTCGTACTCCGTGTCCTCGGGCATGTGGGTACGGTACCGCCCCGGATTCGTAGCTACAAGTTTCTCAGCAAACCCCTTGTTTTGTAGCTACAAGAGGCGTAGCTTTGTAGCTACAAGGAAGCCGCACCGAGGGGGACCCGATGAACGCCACCGCCACCCACACCCACTGCCTCCGCTGCGGCCGCCACCTCACCAACGCCCACAGCACCGCCACCGGTTACGGTCCCACCTGCGCCCGCAAGATCCGCACCGCCAATGTCGACACCGCCGACTACAAGGCCCACCAGGTCGACAGCGCCCGCGAGCTGATCACCGACGGCGCGATCATCCCCCTCCGCTCCGTCGTCTTCCTCACCGTCTCCACCGACGGCACCGAGACCTACCGCAGCGCCCCCACCGGCTGCACCTGCCCCGCCGGACTCAAGGGAGGACGCTGCTACCACCAGCTCGCCGCCCGCATGCTGCTCGCCGCCTGACGGCGCAGGCCCCCAACCACACGCCACAGGAGAAGACATGCTCAACGTGCGCGTCTACGAATACCTGAACGACGAAGACACCGCGACGATCAGCGGGACGATCACCGCCGTGGGCGGCCGGTACGACGACATCAAGGCCATCCAGTGGGACGACGGGGCCAAGTCCCACGTGGCGGAGCACTGGCGCGGCATCACCTGGGAGTACGAGGACTGAATCACCCCGCCGCCTGACACACGAAGGGCCCGTCCCGGATCCGCAACCGGGACGGGCCCTCTCACATGCACCTCGCCGCTAACATCAAATCATGACGACCGTCAAGAATCCATCACACAGCGAGGAGGACCCCATCCACGGGGTCCGCTCCTCCGGCGATGGTCGTTACATCCGCACCGACGACAGCGTCCGCCGCGACGCCCAAGCCGCCGGCCTCCGCTCCCAGGGCAAGACCTTCCAGCAGATCGCCGACACCCTCGGCTACTCCGACAAGGGCAGCGCATGGCGCGGCATCCAACGCGCCCGCCGCGACGCCGTCATCGAGCCCGTCACCCGGCTCATCGAGGTGGAGGCGGCCGAGCTCGACGAGCTGTACGCGCGCGCCCTGGAGATCCTCGACCGGCACCACATCACCGTGCAGCAGGGCCGTGTGGTCACGATGCTCGACGTCGACAGCGGCCGCGAGGTACCGATCCCCGACGACGGGCCGAAGCTCCAGGCCCTCCAAGTCGCCCTGAAGATCCGCGAGTCCTACCGCAAGCTGCGCGGCCTCGACGCCGAGAAGAAGATCAACGTGTCCGGCGGTGTCCGGTACGAGATCGTCGGCATCGATCCCGCCGACCTCACATGACCACCGCCACCGGCGACACCCCGACCGTCGTCCGCTACGAACCCCGCGGTGCAGCAGCCCAGTTGTTCAAGGCGCGGGACTCCGAAGTCGTCATGGCCGGGCCAGCAGGCACTGGCAAGAGCCTCGCATCGTTGTTCCGCGTACATCTGGCGGCGCTCCACAACCCTGGCATCCGGTGCATGATCGTCCGCAAGACGGCCGTGTCGCTCGGCTCAACCACCCTCGTCACGTACGAGAAGAAGGTAGCGAAGGCCGCACTGAGCGCCGGGATCGTGTCCTGGTTCGGCGGGTCGACCCGCGAGGCCGCGTGCTATCGGTACTCCAACGGGTCCGTGATCGTGGTCGGCGGCATGGACAAGCCCGACAAGATCCTGTCGGCGGACTACGACTTGGTGTTCTGCGACGAGGCGACCGAGTTCACCGAGACGGACTGGGAGACGATCTCCACCCGGCTCCGCAACGGCGTGCTGTCGTGGCAGCAGCAGATCGCGGCATGCAACCCCGCGCACCCCACGCACTGGCTGAAGCAGCGCTGCGACCGGAGCCAGGCCCGGATGCTGATCTCGCGGCACAAGGACAACCCGGCGTACATGAACGCCGACGGATCCGTCACGCGGGCCGGGCGGGACTACTTCGCCAAGCTCGACGGCCTCACCGGCGTGCGCAAAGCGCGGCTGCGGGACGGTACTTGGGCGGCGGCCGAAGGGCTGATCTACGAGGGGTGGGACGATGCCGTCCACCTCGTCGACCCGCTGCCGATCCCTGATGAGTGGACGCGGTGGATGTCGGTGGACTTCGGGTTCACGAACCCGTTCGTCTGCCAGTGGTGGGCCCAAGACGGCGACGGCCGCCTGTACTTGTACCGGGAGATCTACCGCACCAAGACCCTCGTCGAGGACCACGCGAAACGCATCCTGCGTCTTGTGCGCCGCTGCTCCGAGTGCTGCGACTCGAAGGCTTCCGGCCACGACTGCCACACCTGCGAGGCGTGCGTACTGGAGTGGACCGAGCCCAAGCCGCGCGCGATCTACGCCGACCACGACGCCGAGGACCGCGCCACGCTGGAGCGGCATCTTGGCCTGTCGACCGTTGCCGCGAAGAAGTCCGTCAGCGATGGACTCCAGGCCGTGCAGGCCCGGTTGAAGGCGGCGGGCGACGGCAGGCCCCGCCTGTTCGTGATGCGCGGCGCGCTCGTCCAGGTCGACCGCGCCCTGGAGGCGGCGTCGCTCCCGACGTGCACGGAGGAGGAGGTGACGGGCTACGTGTGGGCGGTGAAGCCCGGGAACGCTGGCGGGCTGAAGGAGGCGCCGGTGAAGGAGAACGATCACGGGATGGATGCGCTCCGGTACACGGTCGCGGGGTGCGATCTGGTGGGGCGTCCTCAGATGAGGTGGGTGGGATGAGGCGAGTTACCCCCGCAATGCTGAAGAATTTGCGGCCAACAGCTACATTGACAGGAGGATTTACGGCGATCACGGCTGGATTCTGGGATCTGTTCGGATCCGGCATCGGTTTGATCACCGGGGGTATCGCGCTCCTCACCCTCCAGTGGTGGGTCGACCGCGACTGACTGACACGGGAGGGACGCGGTGGGCAAGACCCTCTTCGGCTCCCTCGCCGACGCCGCCACCGGCCTCCTCAACCGCACCCCCGTCCCCTACGCCCCCTCCACCGGCCGCGCCGGACTCGGCTCCGGCCTGCTGCGCCCCGCCGGCCAAGAGGCGCAGATGCGCGCCATGGGCGGCTCGTCCACCCTGTTCGCGATCGTCGACCGGATCATCACCGGCTATTCCGAGGTGAATTGGCGGCTGTACCGCGCCGCGGCGTCCGGCCGGGACGAGGACCGTGTCGAGGTGACGAGCCATGCGGCCCTCGACCTGTGGAACGCGCCGAACCCCTTCACGACTGGTCCGGCGTTCCGTGAATCTGCGCAGCAGCACGAGGAGTTGACCGGCGAGCAGTGGTGGGTGATCGTCCGCGACCCGCGGTTCAGTATCCCGCTGGAGCTGTGGCCGGTCCGCCCCGACCGGATGGAGCCGATCCCCGACCCGGCCGACTTCCTCGTCGGCTACCTCTACCGGGGCCCGTCCGGCGAGCGGATCCCGCTCGGTGTCGACGACGTGCTGTTCCTGCGCCGCCCCAACCCGATCGACCCCTATCGGGGCATGGGCGCGGTGCAGACGATCCTCACTGACCTGGACGCGACGAAGGCGTCGGCCGAGTGGAACCGGGCGTTCTTCCTCAACAGCGCGGAGCCGGGCGGGATCGTCGAGGTCGACCGGCGCCTGGACGACGAGGAGTTCAACCAGTTCCGCGAGCGGTGGGCCGAGCAGCACCGGGGCGTGAACAACGCCCACCGGGTCGCCGTGCTGGAGAACGGCCTGAAGTGGATCGACCGCAAGTACTCGATGCGGGACATGCAGTTCACCGAACTCCGCGACGTCAACCGGGAGATCATCCGGGAGGCGTTCGGGTTCCCCAAGCCGATCTTGGGCGCGGTCGACGACGTGAACCGCGCGAACGCCGAGGCTGCCGACGCGGTGTTCGCGCGCTGGCTCCTCAAGCCGCGCCTCAGCCGCACGCGGGAGATCCTCAACACCCGGCTGCTGCCCATGTACGGTGCGACCGCGCAGGGCCTGGAGTTCGACTACGACAACCCCGTCCCCGAGGACCGCGAGGCCGACGCCAACGTCCTGACGGCCCGCGCGAATGCCGCCCGCACCCTGATCGATGCCGGGTTGGAGCCCGCCAGCGTCCTGGCAGCCGTGGGGCTGCCCGACATGGCTGCCAGCCCGGCGACCGGCGGGGACGGCACGATCAGCCCGCGTGAGCTCGGCGACATGATCCAGTCGATCTATCTGGGTGTCGGCCGCGTCATCACCTGGGACGAGGGCCGCGCCATCCTCAACCGGGCTGGTGCCGGGCTCAGCCCCGGCGTACCCGCCCCCGCGGCACTGGCCCCAGCGCCGGCCGCTGGTCTCCAGGTCGGCCCGGCTCCGGAGCCTGCGGCCATCGAGGCGGCCATGCGGTGGGTGGCGGTCGCGCACGACGACGAAGACACGTGCGCCCCGTGCCGTGAGAACGACGGCCAGCTCTACCGCAACCGGGCCGCCGCCTACGAGGACTATCCGGGCGGTGCGGGCTACGTGCACTGCGTGGGCGCCGAGTACGGCAACGACTGCCGGTGCAAGGTCGTCAAGCGGCGGGCCGACTCATGACCACACAGCCCGGAGGTGGCTGATGCCCCCGTTCGTTGAGGCCGTCGCCCGGCCCGAGCAGCCCCGGATCCAGGCGCAGCAGCGCCCGGCCGGGCACCGCTGGTACGAGATCCGCAACGCCGCCGAGGACGCGGCAGAGCTGCTGATCTACGACGAGATCGGTGGATGGTTCGGCACGTACGCCGACGAGTTCGTCGAGGCGCTCGCCGCGGTGACCGCACCGAACCTGACGGTGCGGCTCAACTCTCCTGGCGGGTCGGTGTTCGAGGGCATCGCCATCGCCAACGCGCTGCGCTCCCACCCGGCCGACATCACCGTGCAGGTCGACGGGATCGCCGCGTCGATCGCCTCCGTCATCGCGTTGGCGGGTGACCGGCTGGTGATGATGCCGCACTCGCAACTGATGATCCACGACGCGTCCGGGGTGTGCCTCGGCAACGCCGCCGACATGGCGCAGATGGCTCAGCTCCTGGAGCAGCAGTCGGACAACCTCGCCGACGTGTACGCCGCGAAGGCCGGCGGGACGCGGGCCGAGTGGCGGGCGCGGATGCAGGCGGAAACCTGGTACCTCGCTGCCGAGGCCGTCGAGGCGGGCCTGGCCGACGAGGTCGGCCAGCCTCGGCGCGGCCCCGGTTCGGTGCCGGATGCCTCGGAGATGGCCGCGCGGTGGGACCTGTCGGTGTTCCGGTATGCGGGCCGCGAGAAGGCCCCGGCCCCGGCTGCTGTGGCCGCAGCGCCGACGGCGTCCATCGAGCCGAACGTCGAGGGCTCTCCGGTCTCCGACGAGGACGTTGCCGCGGTGGCTCGGGCCGTGCTGGCGGCGGCCGCTCCTGCGGCCGAGGCAGACCCCGAGGAGCAGCGCGTCACCGTGGCCCACGCGGCCACCGTCGAGTCTGCCCCCGACGCGCCAGCCGACGACTGGGCATCCCTCATCGCCCATCTCAACGCCCCCGACGAGGAACCCGACTGGGCCGCGTCGATCGCCCACCTCACCACCCCCATCCTCACGCCGTCCAGCGCGACGACGAATGCCTGAAGGAGGCAGAGACGTGCCCACCACACCGACCGTCCCGCGCACATCGGACGAGCTGGAGGAGATGCTCCAGGACCCCGCCAAGCGGACCGAGATCCTCAAGGACCAGACGAGCCTGAAGGACTTCATCGTCGCCTACGGCCAGGGCCAGCAGGGCGACGGCACCGAGATCAACCGGCAGGTCGCCGAGGAGACACAGCGCCAGCTCGCCGCGATGCTCCGCGAGCACGGCGCCAAGCCGGACACCGACGAGATGAAGCGGCTGAACCTCGATCCGCAGGCCAAGCGCGGCAACCAGAACATGCTGACCACGCACCGGCAGGGCACCGCCCACAACCCGGCCGCGCCGGGCGCCGTCCTCGACCAGCACTTCACGAACAACATCGAGTACATCAAGACCATTTGGCACAAGTCGCCTGAGGCGAGCGTTGCCGAGAAGCTGTCCGTCCTGCGCAACGCCGCCGGGTCGGTGTCCCCGTCGGACGGCGGGTTCCTCGTTCCCGAGGTGCTCCGCTCGCAGCTGCTCCAGATCGCCCTGGAGATGTCCGTCGTGCGGCCCCTCGCGACGGTCGTGCCCATGGACAGCGCCCGCGTCCCCTTCCCGATGATCGACTCCACGTCGAACCAGTCCAGCGTGTTCGGCGGCATGGTCGCCTACTGGGGCGAGGAAGGCGCGGACCTCACCGACTCCAGCCCGAAGTTCGGCCGCGCCGAGCTCGACGCCAAGAAGCTCACCGGCCTCTCCGCCGTCCCGAACGAGCTGCTCCAGGACTCCATCGTCTCGTTCTCCGCCCTCATCGAGAACCTGTGGCCGAAGGCCCTGGCGTTCGAGGAGGACGCCAAGTGCATGGCAGGCACCGGCGTGGGTGAGCCGCTCGGTTTCATGGGCGCCGGCAACACGGCCGCAATCGCCGTGGCGGCCGAGGCCGGGCAGGCGTCGGCAACGATCGTCTACGAGAACATCGTTAAGATGTACGCGCGGATGCTCCCGTCCTCGCTGTCCAACGCGGTGTGGATCTGCTCCCCCGACGCGATCCCGGAGCTCCTCACGATGGCCCTGTCGGTGGGCACCGGCGGCAACGCCGTGTTCGTCGTCAACGCCGCCGGGCCCGCGCCGATGAGCATCTTCGGGCGCCCCCTCATCGTCAGCGAGAAGGCCGGCGCTCTCGGCTCCCGCGGCGACATCGTGTTCGCCGACCTGTCGTACTACCTCGTCGGTGACCGCCAGACCATGACCGCCGACTCGTCGACCGACTACAAGTTCGGGTCGGACAAGACCACGTTCCGGATCATCCAGCGTGTGGACGGCCGCCCGTGGCTGAAGTCCGCGATCACCCCGAAGAACGGCGGGAACACCCTGTCGCCGTTCGTCGAGCTGGCAGCTCGCTGATGAGCCAGAGGCCGAGTGTCGGACGGATCGTGCTGGTCACGGTTGAGCCGACCACCAACAACGGCGCCGACGTCGCGCCCGCACTCATCACCCGGGTGTGGTCCGACTCCCTGGTCAACGTACAGGTGTTCCGTGACGCCGGGCACGGTGGACAGGCGGCCACGTCGGTCCCGCTGTACGACGACCGGGCGGCGCTCGACGCCGCCAAGGCCGAGCGCGACAACGCCGCCCTCCCGCACGCGCTCGCGCTGACCTACACGGCTGCCTACTGGCCACCCCGCACGTAGCCCCAACCGGCCGGCGGCGGCAGTTACGCCCCGCCGCCGGTCTCCACCCGGGTCGGCAGTGTCGCCCCGACAAGGCAACAGACGAGAGGAATGACGATGGCTCAGAAGGCGCTCGGCAGGCTGTTCAACAGCTCTCCTGCCGCAGACGGTAAGTGGATCAATCTGCGGGACGCAGGCGGCGTGAGCTTCCTGTGCTACCTGGCCGGTGCGGCAGGTGACACCTACACGCTCCAGGAGGCGAAGGACGCGGCCGGTACCGGCGCGCAGAACCTCGCCGTCGTGACCGAGTACTTCACCAACACCGGCGACGGGTCGGACGCGTGGACCCGGCGGACGCAGGCCGCTGCGGCCACCGTCGTCACGGCCGCCGCGGCCACGCAGAACGCGGCGGTCGTCGAGGTGATGGGGACCAGCCTCAGCGACACGTACAAGTTCGTGAAGCTCACGTCCACCGGGGCGGGCACGGTCAACGCCGTGACCTCGGACCTGATGACGGGGCGCGCCCCGGCCAACCTGCCCGCGATGGGGGTGTGACCCATGTCGGCACTCATCTCCGGCGATCAGCTTCGTACCCTGCTCTGCGGCACGCGGGTGGAGAAGGCCTACCCGACCATCGCCGTCGAGACGAAGACCCTGTTCAACGTCACCGGCGGGAAGGTGCTCATCACCTCCCTCGTTGGCGAGGTCACCACCGCCATCACCGTGGCCGGCACGACCAAGCTCCAGGCCAACCCGACCGTCGGCACGACCGGCGACCTGTGCGCCGCAACCGACCTGGGCACCACCGACACCCCGGCCGGGGACCTGATCAGCTTTCAGGGCCTGAAGGGCGACAGCATCGTCTTCGGTGTGGGCGCGGCGCCCACGCTGAAGCAGCCGATCGTCGTGTCCGCAGGCACCATCGAGCAGGTCACCGCGACTGGCGCCGACGGTGGCATCACCTGGGTCCTGACCTACGTGGCGCTCGACAACGGCGCCGCTGTGACGGCGGCCTGACATGGCACTCGTGACCTGCGGCCCGTGCACCGCCCGCTACCCGGACGATGTCGGCGCGTGCCCGAACTGCGGCTCCACCGCGCAGCAGGCGGCGGGCTCCGTGGTGCCGTCGGTCACGGTCGCCTGCCTCACCGACTACTGCCCGGCCCGCGGTGTGGAGCGGCGCATCATGCTGCGCACCGCGGCCCTCGGCGTGCTGGAGCGGCCGACGCTCGTGTGCGCCTCCTGCCGCTGCCTCCTGCCTGAGCTGACCGAGGACCACGACATGGCGAAGATCACCGTTCACGGCGGCGCGAGCAACGCGTACGCCGAGCCCACTGAGGGAGGCGAGGAGTCATCTCCTGGCAGCAGCTCGCCGACATCATCCGAGAAGCCCAAGACCTCGCCCGAGACGAGCGAGACCGTGAGCCCGTTGCCTGTCCGCACGACGGGGAGCCGCTCAAGACGGGGCCGGACGGCCGCCTCTACTGTCCCTTCGACGGATGGCGACCAGACGGAACCTATGTCGGACTCTGACGAGGGCGGGACGCCATGAGCGTCCTGCGGTCGACTGAGCTGTTCAGGGCCAGCGGCCTGACCATGAACAGCAGCACCGACCACGTCACGGCTGGCATCACCAACGCGGTCACCGGCAAGGCCGGGGCGCTGGACATCTCCCGGATCTCCAACGGGCTGCTGATCGTCAACGTCACCGACGCACCGACCGGCACGAATCCGACGCTCGCGGTCCTATTCGAGGTCCGTGACGCCTTCGGGAACTGGGTGCTCGTCTCGAACCCGTCCGGGATCTCCGGGTCCGCGATCGGCTCGTCCGGGTTCACCTACGGCAACGTCTCCGGCGGCTATCAGCTCACCGATCTCGGCCGGATCCGCTGGACGGTCGGCGGCACCGGCAGCCCGTCCTTCACCGGGGTGTCGCTGTCGCTGTACGGCCGCCCGTAACCCCCGCACCACGACTGAGCACGGAGAGGAGGCGACATGGGCGTCTGGTACGCGACCCGCGAGGATGTGAAGAGCGCCCTCGACTTCAAGGAGACAGCACGCACCAACGCGGCGGTCGACCGCGCCCTCGAAGCCGCCTCCCGAGCCGTCGAAGGCCTCTGCCACCGCCGGTTCTACCCGGAGACCGCCACGCGCCTGTGGGACTGGCCCAACGGGCAGTACGCCCGCTCGTGGCGCCTCTGGCTCGACGCGAACGAACTGATCTCGGTGACGGCCCTGTCGTCGGCCGGCGTCGTCATCCCGTCGACGGCCTATCACCTCGAACCCAACGAGTACGGGCCGCCCTACAACCGGCTGGAACTCGACATCGGCACCAGCTCGACGTTCGGCGGGGGCGCCACCCACCAGCGGAACATCTCGATCTCCGGACTGTTCGGGTACCGCAACGACGAGACCGCGCTCGGCGTCACCACCGAGGCGCTGGACGCGTCGGAGACCGGTGTGGACGTCGATGCCGCCACCTCGGCGGCGGTCGGCGTCGGCAGTCTCCTGCGCCTCGACGGCGAACGGATGAGCGTGACGGGCCGGTCGATGCTCGACACCGGGCAGACTCTCGGCGCCGGCCTCACGGCTCAAGTCAGCGCGGTGACAGTCCCGGTGGCGAGCGGCGCGGGATTCGCGGTCGACGAGGTGGTCCTCATCGACGGCGAGCGCATGCTGATCATCGACATTGCGGGCAACAATCTGATCGTCAAGCGGAGTTGGGACGGCACCGTCCTCGCCGCACACGCGACCGGCGCCGTTCTCTACGCGCCGCGCTCCCTCACCGTGCAGCGCGCCGTGCTGGGCACGATCGCCTCGACACACACACTCGGCGCGCCAGTCGTGCAGTGGGACCCGCCCGGCCCGGTCAACCAGCTCACCATCGCCGAGGCGCTGAACACGGTGCTCCAGGAGCAGGCCGGGTGGCTGCGGATGGCCGGCGGTGCGGGAAACACGGGCGGCAAGGAGGCGACCCTCGCCGCACTCACTGCGCTGCGCGAGCAGGTGTGGAACTCCCACGGCCGCAAGGCCCGGACGAGGGCGGTGTAGGCATGCCCGGCTTCCGGATCACCGTCAACGCCTCCCGCACCGGGCCCATCCGCGATGGCCGCTTCGCGCGGGCGGCCCGCGACTACTCCAACGATGTGCAGTACGCCGTCGCCCTGCACGCCGAGGAGCTCGTGCAGGCGCGCCTCGCCACCGTGCTGAAGCACCCCACCGGCTACTACCAGTCGCGCATCGGTATCGAGCGCGGTCGGGGCGGCTATGTCGTCACCGACGGCGGCGTCGTGTACGGGCCGTGGCTGGAGGGCACCGGCTCGCGCAACGCCCCCGTGACGCGCTTCCCCGGCTACGCGACGTTCCGCCGCACCAAGGCCCTGGTGGACCGGGACGCGAACCGCATCGCCAACCAGCTCCTTGACCGCTACCAGTCGAGGGGGCTGCTGCGATGACCCTGGCCACGAACGCCGTCCTGGACGCCCTCGTCTCGCACGCCTCCTCGCTCGGCCGGTTCGAGCGGGTCAACGAGCACGAGCCGAAGAACGCCCCCGGTGCGGGTCTCACCTGCTCGATCTCGGTGGACCGTATTGCCCCGATCAGGGCCAGCGGTCTGGACTCGACGTCGGCGCGCCTGGCGTTCACCATGCACCTCTTCGCGCCGATGCTGGCCGTGTCCGACGACCTCGTCGACCGGCAGCTGCTGACCGTGCTCGACGAGCTGTTCGCCGCGTACACGGGTGACTTCACCCTCGGCGGGCTGCTGCGCCACGTGGACGTGCTCGGCGCGTACGGGCCCGGCCTGGAGGCGACGGCCGGCTACCTGAACTCCGGCGGCAGCGATTTCCGGGTGCTCACCATCACCCTCCCCGTCATCGTCAACGACCTCTGGGAGCAGACAGCATGAGCAAACAGAGCGGCCTCGGCGACAACCTGTACATCGCGGGCTACGACCTGTCCGGCGACATCAACTCCGTGAAGCTGGCGGCACCGACCGGCGTGCAGGACGTCACCGGGATCGACAAGAGCGCCTTCGAACGGATCGGCCTGGTGCGGGACGGCTCGATCGAGTACAAGGCGTTCTTCAACCCGACGCGCGCGCACCCGCGGCTGTCGCTGCTCCCGACGACGGACCAGGTGCTCACGTACTGCCGTGGCACGGCGCTCGGCGGACCGGCCGCGTGCCTGGTCGCCAAGCAGCTCAACTACGACGGCACGCGCGCCGACTCGGGCGAGTTCTCGTTCGCGGTCAGCGCCGTGTCCAACGGCTACGGCATGGAGTGGGGCAACCAGCTCACCGCCGGGCTGCGTACCGACACGGGCGCGACCAACGGCACGGGCATCGACACCACCGCGTCGCTCGCGTTCGGCGCGCAGGCCTATCTCCAGGTGACGGCGTTCACCGGGACCGACTGCACGGTGAAGATCCAGGACTCGGCGGACAACGTCAGCTTCGCGGACGTCGCCGGACTCGGCTTCACGCAGATCACCGCGGGCCCGGCCTCGGAGCGGATCGCAACCGGCGGTTCGGCGACGATCCGCCGGTATCTGCGCGCGGTGACCGTGACGACCGGCGGCTTCTCCTCGATCACGTTCTCCGTGGCGATCAACAAGAACCCCGTGGCGGTGACGTTCTGATGTTCCGTATCGAGCCCGCGCACTCCGTCGAGGCGTACCAGACGTACAGCATCGCCACCCCGGCGGACACCTTCGTCAAGGCCGCCTGCGAGCAGGTCGGCTGCGAGGCCTGGCGCAACGGCTGGGAGTCCGTCATCAACGAGGCCACCGACCTCGGCAAGACGCAGGCCGCGTACATCCGCAGCCGCGCGGGCCGCACGTTCCGCGAGCAGCGCACCGGTGGCGGCCTCACGGTGTTCCGGTTCGACAGCGGACAGCGCTGCTTCGCCGAGCACCAGACGCGCCCGGAGCTGTACGCGGTCCGGGATGGGGACTGGCGGGGCAATCCGACCGGCCGCGTCCGCGACCACTCCCGTCCCGAGGACTGGGTTGAGGACTTCGGCGAGCACCAGCAGCGCATCGCTGACCAGACAGAGAAGGGATAACCCGCCATGGCGAAGAGCTCCGGCATCGGGTGGACCACGGCGAGCATCGACGATGCCTCCGGGACCCCGCAGGCCATCCGGAACGATTTCACTCACTTGCAGTTCGCGACGCCGCGCGCGGTGCAGGACATCACGGGCATCGACAAGTCGGCCATGGAGCGGCTGCTGTTGCTCGCGGACTTCTCGCTCACGCTGAACGGCGTGTTCAACCCGGCGTCGAACATGTCGCACGACGTGTTCAAGACCGTGCCGTCCACGTCGGTGCAGCGCACGGTCACGCTCACCGTGAACGGCAAGACGCTGGCCAACGAGTGTCTGTTCACGGACTACCCGCTCACCCGCGCCGACTCCGGTGAGCTCACCTTCGCCGTGCCCGGTGTCCTGTCCGACGGCACCGTCCCGACCTGGAGCTGACATGGGATACCGGCACAAGCCCCAGCAGATCGAGGTCAAGTTCGCCGAGGGCCACGTCTACCACGGCTGCGAGGTCGTGCTGCGCAGGCTCACCCTCGGCGAGTACCTCGACATCACCGGCCTCGGCGACGTCGACGGCCTGACCGTTGCCCACCAGCTTCGGGGCATGAGCGACAAGCTGATCGCCTGGAACCTTGAGGACGAGCAGGGCAACCCGATCCCGGCCACCGCCGACGCGGTCATCGGCCAGGACTTCGACCTCATGTCGACGATCCTCGCCGCCTGGCTGGACGCGCTCCGGGGAGGAGTGTCGGCCCCTTTGGAGCAGACCTCGCCCGATGGCGAGCCATCCCTGGAGGCGTCGATTCCCATGGCCGTCCCGTCCGAAAGCCTCGCGAGCTGATCCACGCGGAGACCGTCCTCGGCCTCTGCCGTCAGTTCCACTGCCTGCCCAGCCAGCTCCTCGCCGAAGACCCAAGCCTGCTGCGCCTGTTGGAGATCGAAGGCCTCGGCAGCCCACCCACCGAATAGGGAGGTGAACCCCCATGGCGGACATCGTCAGCATCGTCGTCCAGGTCCGCGACGCCACGCAGACCGGCATCGCTGCGGTGAACGCCTCCCTGGAGCGGTTCACCAAGGACGCCGGCGGGATGCGGGCGGCCGCGCTGAGCCTGGCCCCGGCGTTGATCCCGATCGCGGCGGCTGCGGCCCCGATCGTGGCGACCGCGGGGGCTGCTGCGGTGGCGGTGGGGGCGTTCGGCGCGGCGGTCATCCCGCAGATCGGGGCGATGTCGGACGCCGCGAAGGCCGAGGAGAAGTACACCGACGCCGTCGACAAGTACGGCAAGTCCAGCAAGCAGGCGACACAGGCGGAGACCGCCTACCTCAGTCAGGTGCAGAAGCTGCCGCCGGCGACACGGCAGGCTGCGGCGGCGTTGACGATCCTGAAGGACCAGTACAAGGGCTGGTCCGACTCGCTGGCGGCCGACACGATGCCGGTCGCCATCAAGTCGTTCGCCGTGTTCGGGGCGCTCTTCCCCAAGCTGACACCGCTGGTGAAGGGTGCGAGCACCGAACTCAACCGCCTGATGACGCTCGCCGCCGGAGGCATCCAGTCCTCCAGCTTCGACCGGTTCATGGATCGGTTCGACACCTTCGCGTCCGGGTCCCTGAAGAAGGTCACGGACGGCATCGTGCACCTGACCCGGACCCTGGACACCGGGCAGATCAGCAGCGGCATCGGCCAGTTCATGGAGTACGCCCGGTCCAACGGGCCCGCGGTCGGCGACACCCTGAAGGCGCTCGCTCAGGCTCTCACGCATCTGCTGGTGGCCAGCTCTGACGTGGGTGTGGGGATGCTCCAGGTCGTCAACGCCCTGGCGCACCTGGTGGCAGCCGTCCCGACCGGGCTGATCACCACGCTGATGCAGGTGGCGATCGGGATGAAGGCCGTGCGCCTCGCCGGGGCCGGATTCGGTCTGGCCGTGACCGGCATCGCCGCGCTCCGTGCGGAGATCGTCGCCGTGGCGACAGCGTCGGTCGGCGCGACGGGCGTGATGGGCACGCTGCGCGCGGCGGTGGCCGCGCTGTCCACGACGGCGAAGGTCGGCCTTGCGGTGACGGGCATCGGCCTGCTGGTGGCCGCGCTGGTGTCCCTGTCGAGCGTGGGGAAGTCGGCGCCGCCGGACATCGACCGCATGACCAGCGCGATCGGACAGCTTGGCAGCACCGGCAAGGTCACGGGCGAAGCGGCGCGGGTGTTCGGCAAGGATCTGGACGGCCTGTCCGAGGCGCTGCGCGGCCTGGCCCGGCCGTCGGGCCTGGATCAGGTGCAGCAGTTCCTCACCTCGCTGGTCGGCATGGACTCGACGCCGGTCGCGAAGTGGAAGGAAGACCTCGACGCCGCCGACAAGGCCTTGGCCAACCTCGTCAAGGACGGCAAGGCCGACCTCGCGGCGTCCGCGTTCGACCTCATGGCGAAGAACGCCGAGAAGAACGGGCTGACCGTCGGCGAGCTGGGCAGCAAGCTCGACGACTACAAGTCTGCCCTTGCCGATCAGGCCTTCGAGCAGCAGCTCGCAGCCCAGTCGATGGGTCTGTTCGGCGAGCAGGCCCAGCAGGTCAAGGCCAAGCTCGACACCCAGAAGCAGAGCGCCGACGGGCTGCGCCAGGCGATCCAGGCATTGAACGACGTCAACCGCGCGGGCCTGTCGGGAATGATCGGGTTCGAGGCGGCCATCGACGCCGCCACCAAGGCCGCGAAGGAGAACGCGGGACAGCTCCACATGACCGGCGGGCAGCTCGATCTGAACAGCGAGAAGTCCCGCAACGCGGCCACCGCGTTGAACGACCTCGCGGCGAAGACCGACGAGGCCGCGGCGAGCGCCCGCGACTCCGGCCAGTCGTGGGCGCAGGTCAACGAGATCTACGAGCGGGGCCGGCAGCAGCTCATCAAGAACGCCGAGCAGATGGGCCTCACCAAGCAGCAGGCCGCGGCCCTCGCCAACCAGATCATGGGCACACCGAACAAGACGGCGTTCCTGCGCGGCAACCTTGAAGATCTCCAAGCGAAGCTCAACAGCGCGAAGGCGCAGTTGGCCAGCGTCCCGCCGTCCAAGCGCGCCGACCTGCTCGCGAACATCTCCGACCTGGAACGGAAGATCGCAGCGGCGAAGTCCCAGCTGAACAGCCTCGACGGTCGTACCGCGAGCACCTACGTCACCACCTACTACCGCTCCGACGGAGCCTCCTTCCTGGGCGCCTCCGGCCGGTTCGCGCACGGCGGTGTCGTCGGCGCGGCCGGCGGCGGCCCGCGCTCGCGCCGCACCCTGGTCGGCGAGCACGGGCCGGAGATCGTGGACCTCGCGCCGGGCTCCCGGGTGCGCTCCAACCCGGACACGCGCCGCATGCTCGCCGGCGGTGGGGGCGGCGGTGCCGCCGTTGTCCACCTGGAGATCAACTCGGGTGGGTCGCAGCTCGACGACTTCCTCGTCGAACTACTCCGCAAGGCCGTCCGCGTACGCGGCGGCGACGTCCAACTCGTCCTCGGACAGGGGTGATCGGCGTGGCCTTCCCACAGACCCCGCTCAGCATCAAGGCCGAGCTCTACCTCAACGGCGCCTGGACCGACATCACCTCCGACGTGTATGCCCGCGACCAGATCCGCATCACCCGCGGCCGGGCCGACGAGGGACGCCAGGCCGACGCCGGGCGCTGCGCCCTGACCTTGAACAACCGGCTGGGCAAGTACTCGCCCCGCAACCCGACGGGCCCCTACTACGGGCAGATCGGCCGGAACACTCCCATCAGGGTGAGCGTCAACACGGGCGTCTCCTATCTCGCCATGACCGGCGGGGATCTCTTCGGTGTCGGGGCCAGCACCCCGGACACAGCGGCCCTGGACGTCACGGGCGACATCGACGTCCGCATCGACGCCACGCTGGACAACTGGGTCACGGACTCCACCACCGACCTCAGCACCGCCGTTGACCTCTGCGGCAAGGCCACCACGGTCGGCAATCAGAGATCCTGGTTCCTTCAGCAGCGCAACGGAAAGCTGCATTTCGAGTGGTCGACCGACGGCACGAACGCCATCGAGGTGAACGGCACGCAGTCCCTTCCGGTCCCGCTCAGCCGGCGCCTCGCCGTCCGGGCCACGCTGGACGTCAACAACGGGGCGGGCGGCTACACGGTCGCCTTCTACACCGCCCCGACGATCGCGGGGCCGTGGACGCAGCTGGAGCAGATCGTCACTACGTCCGGCACCACCAGCATCTTCAACTCGACTGCATCCCTGCGCGCCGGTGAGGGCTCCAACCTTGCGTTCACCAACCCCATTGGAGCCATTCACGCCTTCGAGCTGCGCAACGGCATCGCCGGGTCCGTGGTGGCGAACCCGGACTTCACCATCCAGACGCCCGGCGCCACCTCGTTCGTCGATGCCGCCGGCCTCACCTGGACCGTCGGCACCGACACCACGATCAGCAACCGCAAGGTCCGCTTCACGGGTGAAGTGCCCGCGTGGCCCGTCAAGGCGGACGCCAGCGGCCGTGACGTCTACACCCAGATCGAAGCGGCCGGAATCCTGCGGCGTCTGGGGCAGGGCGCCTCACCGCTCCAGTCTGCGATGCGACGCGAGTTCGGCAACACGGCACGCACCAACATCATCGCCTACTGGCCGTGCGAAGACGGGAATTCCGCAACCTCCTTCGCCTCGGCCCACGCCGGTGAATCCTCCATGACCATCACCGGGTCAGTGAATTCCGCCTCGTACACCGGCTGGCCCGCGTCCGACGCACTCCCCACGTTCAGCAGCGGTGTTTCCGGAGTGCGCGGCAACGTGCCTACCTACGCGGCAACTGATTACGCCTTCCTGCGGGTCTTCGTGGCTGTACCCAATGCCGTGGCGTCCACACTCCGGCTGATGTCGGTCAATGCCACCGGCACGGCACGCACGTGGTCGCTGTATCTCGACACCAGCGGCAACCTGACACTGAAGACGTACGACGTCGATCGCGCGGAGATTGCCAGTTCCGCCGTGTTGCTCACAGGTCTCAACGGAGTATCACGTCAGCTCGCTCTGGAACTGACCCGCAGCGGATCAGACATCTCCTGGACCGTCATCTCCTTCTGGGTAGACGGCAGCTTCAACAGCACGGCGTTCTCCGGCACCGTTACGGGGCGCACCATCGGCATCGTCACCTCGGTTCTCATGGGGGAAGACGGCGGCCTCGACGGCGTCGCGTTCGGCCACATCGCGGTCGCCAACAGCAACACGGCCTACAGCAACACCGCCAACGCCATGGTCGGTTGGACCGGTGAGACAGGGCCGGCGCGGATCGTGCGGCTCGCCGCAGAGGAAACCGTGCCGGTCGTGGTGAACCGGGTGGGTGACGAACGCCTCGGCCCTCAGCGCAGCAACACCCTCGTCGCACTGATGCAGGAAGCCGCGGCCACGGACCACGGGATTCTCGTCGAGGCCCGCGATTCAGCATCGCTCGCCTACCGCAGCCGAGCCCAGCTCTACAACCAGCCCGTGGCAGCCACCCTCAACTACACGACCAAAGGCAACGTGGCGCCCCCGCTGGAGCCCGTCGACGACGACCAGCAGGTACGTAACGACGTCACGGTCACCCGCACGGGCGGCAGCTGGGGCCGCTATCAGCAGCTCACCGGCCCCCTGTCGGTGAACGCCCCGCCCAACGGCGTCGGCCGCTACCCGGATGCTCCGTCACTATCGCTGTACGCCGACACGCAGGCCGTCCAGCACGCCAGCTGGCTGGTCCACCTCGGCACCGTCGACGAGGCCCGCTATCCCGTGGTCAACGTCCGCCTCCAGGCTGCCACGTCCCTGATCGAGGCGGTGGCCGCGCTGGACTCCGGCAGCCGCTTGCAGATCACCAATCCGTCCAGCAAGTTCCCGCCCGGAACCATCGACCTGCTGGTGCAGGGCTACACCGAGGTCCTGGCGCAGTACGCGTGGGAGGTGCAGTTCAACTGCACCCCGGCCAGCCCGTACACGGTCGGCGTGGTCGACGACTCAGTGCTGGGGCGCGCCGATACGGACGGCTCACAGCTCAGCTCGGGGGTGACGTCGTCCGCGACGTCGATGAGCGTGGCCGTGACCGCGGGCCCGTTGTGGGTGACGACCGCCTCGAACCCTGGCGAGTTCCCGTTCGACGTGCTCGTCGGCGGCGAGCGGATGACGGTCACAGCGATCAGTGGCGGCAGCAGCCCGCAGACGTTCACCGTCACCCGTTCGGTGAACGGCGTCGTCAAAGCCCAGACCAGCGGCACCGTTGTGCGGCTGTTCCAGCCAACCGTCGTAGCCCTGTAAGGAGGCACCTGTGACCGACTGGCTCGCCGGGATGACCATCACCGCCGCCCGGCTGCTCAACGACGCCGGGCAGTGGACTACCTACACGCCCACGTGGACCAGTTCCGGGGGCGCCGCACCATCCCTCGGCAACGGCACGCTGGAGGGCGAGTACTCCCTCAACGGGGACACCTGCACGGCGAGGGTCTCTCTCATCGGCGGCTCTACCACCACCTGGGGCGGCGGGCAGCATCGTTTCGCGCTGCCGTTCACCGCCGCCAGCCTGGGCAACGCCAACTTCCACTGGACCGGTTCGGCGATCGGGACCGACGCAGGCACCGCGTACTACCCAGGGGTCAGCCGGATCTTCAGCGGCGGCACGTTCATGATGCCGCTCGGCCCCACGACGTCGACAGGGTCGACGCCCGGCGAGTGGAACGCTACGAGGCCATTCACCTGGGGAAATGGCGACTATCTCAGCCTGGAAATCACGTACAAGCCTGCATAGGAAGGAGGCGCACGATGCCAACTCCGCAGTGGAAGCGCCTCGTTGACGAGGTGATGGCCGTCCCCGAGAAGATCTACGAGGGATGGAACAGCACGGACGGCTGGGACAACGACAACGAGTTCGGCCGCGAGTTCGGCGAGAACGGCGTTGCCTGGTGCGTCATCTTCGACTGGGTGATGTACTCCCGCACCGGGCTGGCCTCGATCGTGCCGAAGGTCGACAACACCGACGTGTTCTCCAACTGGGCCAAGCAGCGCGGCCAGTGGAGCGAGTACCCCAGCGTCGGGGCGTGGGTCAACTTCGGCGACGGCGCCCACACCGAAATCGTCACGGGGTTCGACGCCGCCACCGTGTACACCAAGGGCGGCAACTCGGTGAAGGCCGGCAGCACGGACGCCGGCCAGGGCAACGGCGTCTGGTCACACGCCACCGCCCGCCGCGCCGTACGTGTCACCGGCTACTTCGCGCCCCGCTTCCCGGACGGCTTCTGCCCGCCGACCGCCGACCCCAACGACCCGCGCGGCGGCAGTGCCGTCACCTCATGGCGCTGGTCGGGCCCTTCACCCATCGAGGAGGACACCATGCCCGAACCCGTAGACCTGTGGGCCTACAAGAACAAGGACGACGAGGCCGCGGCCCGCAAGGCGTCCGGCGGCAAGACCGGCATCCCCGACGCCTACGGCTACCTCGTCAACACGGCCCGGAAGGTCGACGCCCTCACCGCCACCGGCCTCACCGACGCACAAGTCCAGGCGATCGCCGACCGCATCGCCACCCACCCCACCCTCGTCAACGCGATCGCCGCGGCCGTCGCCGCGAACATCGCCGGCCGCCTCGAAAACTAGGAGCCCGTCATGCAGGTTCAACTCAACAACGCGTACTGGCTGGGCCTCGCGATCAGCGTGGCCCTGCCGGTCCTGGTCGGCCTGGTCACCACCCGCATCACCCACGCCGGGATCAAGGCCGTCCTGCTGCTGCTCCTGTCGGCTGCCAACGGCTTCCTCGTCGAGGCGACCGGCCCGCACCCGTCCGGGTACAGCGTCGGCACCGCAGTCGTCCTGTGGGCCGTCTCCTTCGCCACCGGCGTCCTGTCCCACTTCGGCCTGTGGAAGCCCACCGGGGTCTCCGGCCGGGCGCAGGACAGCCTTGTGACTGCCGGCTCGCGGCCGTCGGCAGTGTAGATGCCACGCCGTCTGCTGCGACCCCCGATGCGCCTGCTGCGCCGGCTGGCCCGGCAGCTGGGCCGCCGCGGCGCGTGTCTGCTGTCCTACGGCATCGTCTGGGCAGTCATCGGCTACGGGCAGCTGATCTCCCCGCAGGTCGACCAGCGCGGCCTGACGATGCTCCTGAGCGTCATGCCGCTGCATGCCTGGGGCTGGTGCTGGATCGCCGCCGGCGCCGTTGCCGGGGTGTCGGCGTTCGCGAAACAGGGCTTCGACTGGGCCGGGTTCTTCGCCCTGCCGCTCCTCGCGTTCGCCTGGATGCTGTCCTACCTGGTGGCCTGGTGGCCGCTGGACGTGTTCCCCCGTGGGTGGGTGGCGGCCGGGGTATACGGCGCGCTCGCCGTCCCGGTGCTCGTGGTGGCCGGATGGTCGGAGCCGCCCCGGCGCAAGAGAGTGGGCCCGCCCTATGAGTCCTGACGCCATCGCCTCCGTCGTGGCGGCCGTCGCCACCGGCGGATTCGCCGCGTGGGGAGCCCGCTCGGCGCGCCGTACCAAGCGGCAGGAGCGGCGGGACGACTTCACCGCGGTGACCGACCGGATGGAGCGGGACATCGCCCGCCAGGACCAGCGGATCGACGAGCTGGAGACCGAGTCGGCCGACCAGCGCAAACGCCTGTCCGGACAGGAGTACACGATCCGCTACCTGATCACATGGGTGCGGGACCTCGTCGGGTACATCCGCCTCCAGAAGCTGGAGCCCCCGGTGCCCCGTCAGCCGATGCCTACCGAGGTGCGCCAGTACATGGACGACATCGGCGCGTGAGAACTGGAGTGCCCGCCAATCGGCGGACGGCGGGGGCTTCTTGCTGTCACCATGCGGGCGGGAGCTGGAGCAACGCCCGGCCGGTCCCTAACGGCCGGGCGTTCGTGCGTCACGCCTCCAGCACGCCGAGCTCCCTGTCGGGCCGGCAGTACGGGCACGCCTTGATGCCCTCGGCGAGCGCGGCCAGGGCCTGCACGCGAGTGAGGGCCTTGGGTGCGTAGGCCATGCCACAGTCCCCGAGGTGGACGCCGTCGGGGCGGCTGGTCTTGCCAAGTCGCAGGTGGCCGAGGACCCAGTCGGGCACCGGGAGCGGGGTGCGGCGGGCGGCGGCCTCGCGGTGCTCCTCGGCCTGGATCCAGCCGTCGACCTTCGCCAGCTCCTGGAGGAGGTAGCGGCGCAGGAAGTGCAGCTGCGCGAGCCGCGGCGACAGGTCGGTCACCGGAAGTCCCGCAGGGTCATCGTGGCCTCGTTCCACCAGTACCAGCCGGTGCGGGTGCCGTCGGGGAGGGCGGGCCACAGGGCGAGATCGTAGGCGCGGCGGCCGTCGGCGGTGTCGTAGTGGTTCATGGCGACGGCCCGGTAGCGGCGGCCGGTGATCCACAGGTTGAGGGCGACGACCTCGCGGTCGGTGTAGGGGTGCACGGGCGTGGCAGGGTCCGGGGGTGGGGCCGGGGACGCGTCACGTTCGTGCATGTGTTCGAGTGTAGTGACGTGCGTCGATCCTGGCCAAAGGATCAACAGGCACTGTCAGTGGCTCCGGCTACCGTGGCCTCATCCCATCCGAGCTGCTGGCGCTCCTCGGAACCCGCCCCGCCCGAACAGCGACGGGCGGGGCACCGCCGCACCTGGAGGGCAACGTGACCGATGACCTGGCGCAGTTCCTGCGCGACCGGCTCGACGAGGACGAGCAGGCGGCCAGGGCATGCGCGAGTGCCCCGTGGGCGATTGAGATCCCGCCCATGATCCATGTCAGCGTTCAGGCCCGGCGCGACAAGAAGTGGGCGTGGGGACAACTCGGCTATGTGGCCACGGTGGAGCGCGACGAGGATCGCGCCCACATCGCCCGGCACGACCCGGCCCGCGTCCTCGCCGACATCGAAGCCAAGCGCCGGATCATCGCCCTTCACGTCGCTGAGCCCGGACAGCATCCTGACTTCTGCGGGCATGACAAGCATGAGCTGCCCTGTCCAACGCTCCGACTGCTCGCGCTGCCCTACGCCGACCACCCGGACTACCGCACCGAATGGCGCCCCTGAACCGCCGCCGACCTGCACAATGGCGCCATGACCACCCGCACCGCCCCGGCCCGCCGAGTCACCGCTGCCGTGGCACCCCAGCGCCGCACCCCGCTCGCCGCCATCGACACCACCAGCACCGAGACCGCCCGGCGCCTCGCCCGCGTCCTCGAACCGGCCAGCACCCGGCGGCCGAGCACCGGCTCCGCGTTCAACTCCGCCCTGTGAACGGGCTCGTCTCCGCCGCCGCCCGACCCGCCGCAGAACGCGCGGCAGCGGGCCCGCCCCGGCCGCTCAGCCAGCGCGCCATGCCCTCACCGGTACTGCGCCGCGTCCTCGCCGCCCAGGGCACCGAAACCGTCCCAGGGAAGTCAGCGTTCCAGTCCTCGCTCTAGATCAACCACACCGGGCCCCATAGGATCCGGGCCATGGCGATTCGAGCAGTGGTCTTTGATGTGGGCGAGTGTCTGGTCGACGAAACCCGCGAGTACGGCACGTGGGCCGACTGGCTTGGCGTTCCCCGGCACACCTTCGCCGCGATGTTCGGCGCCGTGATCGCCCAAGGCCGGGATTACCGGGACGTCTTCCAGGAGTTCCAACCGGGATTCGACCTGTACGAGCAGCGCCAAGCCCGAGCGGACGCCGGGCAGCCGGAGCACTTCGACGAGAGCGACCTCTACCCCGACGTGCGGGAGGCCTTCCGCCAGCTACGCGCCGACGGGCTGTGGCTCGGTATCGCCGGGAACCAGACGGTACGGGCCGGCGGGATCCTGCGGTCGTTGTTCACCGGGGACGTTGACCTGATCGGCACCTCGGACGACTGGGGCGCCAGCAAGCCCGACATCGCGTTCTTCCACCGGGTCGCCGAGGTCGTCCCGTTCGCCAACGACGAGATTCTGTACGTCGGCGACCGCGTCGACAACGACCTCCGCCCCGGCGCGCAGGCTGGCATGCACACCGCGCTCATCCACCGCGGGCCGTGGGCGACGATCCAGTGGAACACCGAGGAGGCCAGGAGTCTGCCGACGATGCGCGTCGACAGGCTCACCGAGCTCCCGGAGTTGATCGCGAAGTTCAACGCGTCAGAGCGCTGACCGTCGTCATCCATCCGTACAGCTTGTCGTCGAGGTCGCGGACGCACTGCTCGTGCTGGTGCGGCGCCAGGGTGCGCCGCACCTCGCGGATGCGGTCCATGCCGGTGGCGTACCACGTCACCGCCAGTTGATCGAGCGCCAGGCCCGCGTACCGGCAGGCCTCTTCCGGGTTCCCGGCGGCGGCCTCCACCGCGGCGAGGTCGCCGAGGACCACGGTGCGCTGCTTGTCCGACTCCGGCGGGAGCTCGTCCAGGACCCGGACCAGGGTCTCTCGCGCCTGCGGGAGGTGGCCTGCCGTCAGCTGGGTGTTGCCCTTGAATGCGGCCAGCCGTACGGCGCTGAACCAGTCCAGCCACTCCGGTGACGCGTGCTCCGAGCCTGCGGCGAGCACGTCCTCGCCGTGCCCGATCAGGTGCAGCGCGGTCCGGGTGTTCCCGCACCGTGTCTCGCACTCCGCTTCGACGGCGTCCAGCCAGGCCAGGAGTTCCGCGCTGGCCGGGCCGCGCCGGGCATAGGTCCGCGCCGCGACCATGCGCTCGACGGCCTTCTCCCGTTCGCCCGCCCATCCTGGGATGAACGCCATGTGCGCAAGGACGCCGGCGCCGAGGAGCGGGTCGTCGGCTTCTCCCGCCGCCTGGAGCGCACGCAGGAGGGTCGCCTCGGCGTTCTCTGGCTCCCGCAGGTCGAAGAACTCGATCCTGCCTGCGAGGAGGTAGCTCTCGGCGAGGGCTCCGGCGAGGGCCCGGCGGGTGTCGCCCGCCGTCTCGTTGAGGAGGGCGCAGCCGAGTCGGGCGTGTGCGAGTACGGGCGGGTGCAGCACGGCGGGAGCGACGGACCAGTACATGCGGCGATGGGACCGGGTCACTGCGGCGAAGTCTGCGGCGACCGTGGCGGGTTGCAGGGCCGCTTGCGACTGCGCGGGTACGGCGGCCAAGCTGACACCCGCGAGAGGCCCACCGGCCAGGCCGCGACGCACGGGATCCGGGCGGGCCTCGTCGCGTCCGTCCGGTGGGGTGAAGCCGAGCCCGTGCATGTCCTGGCCGAGCAGGCGGGTCAGGGCCCGTTGGCAATCGGGATGCGGCCAGGGCGGGTTGGGCGATTCCCACCGCCGTACCTGGCGCTCGCCGACCGTCAGGCCGAGCGCAGTGAGCGCGTCGGCGAGGGCCTGCTGCGAGTTGTATCCGGCCGCCACGCGAGCGGCTCTCAGTCGGGTGTTGCCGGCGGGGCGCGGCACTGGTCACCTCCGATGCGTGAATGCTCCATCAGTGTCGTCACAGGTCCGGTTGATGGCTAGCTCTCACCCGAATGAGGTCAGAAAGGTCCGCATTTCCACGGCCGAAAGCCCCTTGAAAGTCCTCGTGTTGGCCCGGCCGGGGCCCCAATCTAGTGATCCCAGCCAGCCCCGGCGGCAGAGAGGAGCCGAACGCCATGCACGCCACACGCACAGGACTGCATGCCGCAGACGACTGCGAGCGGCATCGGGCCGGCGTCGACTGGGATGCGGTCCGCGTGCCGCATGTCCTCGCCCTCGACACCCTGGACATCTTGGGGCCCCGGTCCGGCGCAGTCATCGACGACGGGCACGTCCTCTACTGGTTCCTGCCTCGCGGCGCGGCCAACGATTGGCAGGTCGACGGCACGCACCCTCTGGTTCGAGGCGGATCGCTCACCGTTCCTCCCGCGCGCCGCACTCAGGGCCCCGGCCCCTACTGGCGGATCTGCCCCGGTGACAGCGACTGGCTCACGGACCCTGCGGCGTTGCGGGCGGCCATCGAGGACGCCCTCGCCCGCCACCTACAACTCGCCCCCTCACCGATGCACTCAGCCCATCCGGGACAGGAGTTCCAGTGAACGCCGCCACCACCCTCGAAAGAGAAGCAGTCGCCGCCTGGCTCGCCAGCAGCCTCAACAAGCCCGAGTCTGCTCGGGCCCAGTGGAACACCGGGGCGATCGCCCTGCTCGCCCTGGGGCGCCGGTTCTCCGCAATCCGGTTGAGTGATCAGCTCGTGTACGCGGTCAGCCGGACTGAGCTCCCGGAGCAGGTGGCACGGGTCCTCGCCGCCGCTCTTCAGGGTCCGGTCATCCACGACCCGCAGGGCCGCCGCTTCTATGCGCTCGTCCCGCCCACGGAACCCACGGGACACCTCGGCGAACACGCCGCCTACCTCGGCATGGGCACGTTCCTCGGCACACCGCGCGTCGACGACACGGAGCCGTCCGACGCGACGTTCTGCTACTGGTCGGTGCCCGTGTCTCGGCCCGGTGACGTGTGCGACCCGATCCGGGTGGCCGCGCTCATCGCGGCCGGGACAGCGGAGCTACGGCGGAGTGCCGAAGCATGACCACCACCGTGGTCACGACGGCCTACTTCTCCCCGGAGTGCCGAGTCGCCCATCAGCTGTCCTGGAGCGACGGGCACAGGCACTGCCCCGGCCCTCTGGAGCTACGCGAGCGGAAGGCCGAGCCTGCCCTCCACGTGCTGCGCTGCGCGTGCCAGTGCCACCCCCGCAGGGCCTGACCGGCCCTCTCCAGACTGCCCCAGGGGCGCTCGGCTCCGCCTCCTGGGGCGGCCGGGCGGCAGCAGGCTCGTCACCTCGCCGCCCCACCCCGCCCCGGCTGCATGTCCCCCCAGGAGGAGCAGTTGGGGCGGGGCCTTCCCGCCCGTGGGTCAGCTCACGAGGTCCGAGAGGGGCACATCGATCGCGTCGGCGATGCGGAGCAGCAGGCCAAGGCTGGGGTCGGCCATCGCGTACTCGATGCGGTGGATCGTCTTGTGGTCGACGTCGACGCGTTCGGCGAGTGCCATCTGCGTGAGATGAGCATCGAGGCGACCGGCCCTGATACGGGTGCCGATGGCCCGCCGGCGGGTGAGTACCCATTCGGGCTGCGGATCGGTCGGCACCCGCCAACGCTCTGACGATCTTGTCTTAAAGTCTTTACCTGCTCAGGTAAATCTCTGGCTCTCACGTTGGGATGAATTGCCCCATCTTGACCGTCACTCGTACGAGTGAGCGAATGAAAAGTCCTTGTGTCAGGCGCTCGGCTACGCCATGGTGCTGAACTCCCCCCGCGCCGCCCCGACCTCCCAGGTGAAACCTTGACCCACCCCTCCGAGCCGCTGCCGGCGCGGCCGCAGCTCACCCCGCAGCAGCGGAGCCGACTCGCCGGCGCACGCGAAGATCTGGCCACCGCGCGCACCACCGATCTCCTCTCGCTCACCCCGGCGTCAACCATCCTCCTCATCGAGCGCCTCCGTAGCCGCCTCGACGACATGATCAGACTCATCAACGAGACGCACACGTAACACCGCAGGTCACAACGGTTGCATCTGGCCCCCGTGCAACCAGACAACGGCGGTGATCGCTGCCCGCTACCCATCTATCCAGCAACACTTTCCGGGGAAAGCCGTACATGCATAGATGGCTTGCCCTACCGTCAACTCATGCCGATCGCCCCGGAATACCTCCATCTGATCTACCAAGGGCCCTTCACCTGTTACCTCTACGGCCGCAACAGCCGCGACCCGCGCAAGAAGGGCCGGTCGGTCGGCGACCAGCTGCACGAGGGCCGCACCCTCGCCGACACCTTCAAGTGGCCCGTCCTGGAGGAGTTCAAGGACACGGGCATCTCGGCCACCCGGCACGCGAAGAAGGTCCGCGACGACTTCGAGTTGATGCTCGACGGGATCCGCGAGCAGAAGGTACGGCTCGTCGTCGCCTACGAGGCATCCCGCTACTACCGCGACCTTGAGGCCTACGTCCGCCTGCGCAACGCATGCCACCAGGCAGGGGTGTTGCTCTGCTACAACGGGCAGGTCTACGACCTCAGCAAGAGCGCGGACCGCAAGGTGACCGCACAGGACGCCGTCCAGGCCGAGAGCGAAGGCGAGGACATCCGGGACCGGAACCTCCGCACGGTACGCCTCACCGCAGAGCGGGGCGGGCCCCACGGGCCGTTGCCGGACGGGTACAAGCGCCGGTACGACCCCGACACCGGCGAACTCATCGGCCAGTACATCGACCCGGAGCGCGTCGACATCATCAAAGGGATCTGGGAGCACGCCGCGGCCGGCCTTTCGATCGCCAGCAAGCGGAAGGAGCTTCGGGCGCGCGGCATCCTGACCCACCACGGCAAGCCGTTCCAGGACGCTCACATCCGCTACATCCTCCGCAATCCCGCGTACATGGGCCTCCGCCAGTTCCAGGGCAAGATCCTCGGAGATGCCCTGTGGGACGGAATGATCAGCGAGGAGACGTTCAACACCGTGCAGGCGATCCTCGACGAGCCGGGTCGTGCATTCTCCGACGAGACCGCCCCGAGCCACCTGCTGTCGGGCATCGGCCTGTGCGGCGAGCACGGTGGTATCGCCACGCTGAGGCCACATCTCAACCGCGGTACGCCGTCGCTGCAATGCGGTGAGAAGTTCGATACCACGATCAAGGAAGCCACGCTCAACGCGTACGTCGAGGAGGCGATCATCACGTACCTGGCTTCCGAGAAAGCGCGGGCCGCCCTGCACCCGCAGGCCGACGACCAGGAACAGCGCCTGGCCCTGTCCCGCCTCACGGCGCTCAACGCCCAACTGAACGAATCCCGCGCCGCCGCCACGCGGGTGGGGCCCAACGGGCTCATGGAGCTGAGCGTGGCCTCTCTCTCCGCCATCGAGGCATCCCTCCTGCCCCAGATCACGGCTGCCGAAGAGGCGGCGCGGCCAAGCAATTTGCCGGACTTTCTCCTCGACCTCGCGGGCAACCCTCAGGCTGAGGCTGCGTGGTACGGGCTGCACATCACGCAGCGCCGCTTCGTCCTGCGGAAGATCGTGACAGTGCGACTGTTCAAAGCCCGCGTCCGGGGGGTCCGGAGGATCGAGCCGGGGCGGATCACGCTGTCCTTCATCGGCGAGGCCGGGTTCAGGGCCGCCCCGCTCCGCCATCGCGGACGTCATCCTGCTGAGCCTCGCGCTGCCGAGTAGGGGCAGGCATGGAAATGATCTTGGCGTGGCCCGCCGGTTCCGGCCGGTCCTCCAGCAGGCCGCCCGCAATCAGCTTCACGGCGGTCTCCAGCGACTCGCAGATGAGCCGTGTCCGTTCCTCCTCGAACTGCTCCCTCAGCGCCGCTCGTGCCGCCTTGAGGTGGGCGAGGTTCTGTTCACGCTCGATGGCGCCGTCGCGCAGGACCCGTTGGCGTTCCATCTCCAGCGCGGCCAGGCCCGCCACGTAGCGGACGCGCTCGTCGTCAGCGTTACTGATGGCTCGCGCGAGAGCCTCGCGCTCCGACTGCGTGTCGATGATCCAGCCGCGGATCGAGAGCAGCGCCGCCAGGAGCAGCGCGATTGTCAGGAGGCAGGAGCCTGCCACTGTCCGGGCAAGGTCGTCAGTGAGTGTCCCGTACCCGGCTATGCCGAGGCCGGTGATGAGTGATGCAGCGGCTGCGATGTTGGCGCTTCTGGCGCTGACGGTGTGGTGCATGTTGACCCCCGCTACATCTGGGCTGCGGTACCCCCGCTGTCTGAGGCGGCCTCGGCGTCGGTGTTTTGCAGCCGGCGGAGTCGTTCGATCGTCCCGAAGAGCATTTCTCTTGCGATCGGATCGAAAATGCCAAGGGCATCTGCCGCTTCCGTAGGGGTAATTGAACGCGAGCCTACCCCTGTTGCTCCGGTTTCGGACGGGGTTGATAGGGACTGGGGCGAGATAAGGCCTGCTTCGATGAACAGGTCGCGTACGTCGAGGCCGACGGCCTTGGCGATGGGCTCGAAGAACTTGGGGCTGGGCAGGACTTCGCCCTTGAGCATCCGGCCGACGCCGCTCTCGGACATGCCGACCTCGCGCGCGAGGGCGGCCTTGCCTCCCCCTCGCGGGCTGTCGATGTCGTACCTGCCAGTCCGGCGTACCGCGTCGGCGATGAGCCTGCCGAAGCGCTGCCGAACCGTCTCCTCAGTCTTCATGTG